CAGTCACACGGGATGGGATTGGAGACGATATGGGAATCGCTATTAACATCCATCGGGGAGGATACAACTCAACCTCCTCGCTGGGTTGCCAAACGATCTACCCGCCACAGTGGGACGGATTCATCAATCTCGTCTACTCAGAAATGACTCGATACGAGCAAAAAACCATACCATACTTACTAGTCGATCATACATAAATGGCAAATATCACGCACAAGTGGAAAAAAGTCCTAGCAGTTAGTTGTTCACACGCCCGTTATTGCGACAAAGAATCGCTAGATGCTGTTTTAAAATTCAAACGTGATTTCAAGCCTCACACCACCATTCATTTGGGTGACTTTGTTGATTTAACAAGTCTAATGTCTGGTGCAAAAGGATCCAGTGAGGCCGAACCACTCATACCAGACATAGACACTGGGCTAATGCACCTCAAAATGCTAGGCGCAAATGTGGTGTTGTGTGGCAACCATGAAGATCGAGCGTGGAGACTGCAATCCAGCAACAATGCGGTGGTTGCTCATGCCGCATACAAGATAGTTGAAGCTATTGAAAACTGCTGCAAGAAACTCCGCGCACCACTTTTTCCGTGGGATGGGGTGTTCCAGATGTATAACCTCGCTGATATCGGATTCCAGCATGGTGTTCTTTACAACGAAATGGCTGCTAGAGACACCGCAGAGGCATTCTGCAATGGGACTAGGAGGAAGGTTGTCTTTGGGCATACCCACAAGGTTGCAATGCAGTCTGGACGCAATCTTGTTGGTGGAACTGGATACAATATTGGTTCTCTGACAAAAAGATCCTCGATGGAGTATGCAAAAACACGCAGGGCAACGCTTGCTTGGACAAATGGCTTTCTGTGGGGTGAGTATTGCGAAGAACTGAACCAGTCATCGTTACACATCACATCACGCGAACAAGGTCAGATGTGGAGATTGCCATGACTCCAAACGATTTTCTTAAAATTCTACTTGAGGCAAGTAATAAATGTACTGATCCAGCACCAAAAGGATGGTATTCTAAAAACGAACTTTGCAAAATATGGAATGTCAAAAAAACTACCTGTAAAGAAAGAATCACGGCAGGAATAAAGGTGGGATTGATTGAGAGAAAAGACTTTTATATTCCCAACGTAAATGGAACACTATGTCCTGTCCCTCATTATTACTTTTTAGATAAAAAACCCAATAAAAAAACTTGCATTAAGCAAAACAACAATTAAAATTCTAAAATTATGTCATGTTGCAACGATTCAAATAGTAATGTCTGTAGGCAAGACATCCCCTATCCGCAAATTTCAAGCGAAAGCGTTCCATCGTTAATTAGCAACTTAATTCTTGCTTTATATGGAGAAATCACAAAGTCCGTTGTAGATGGGAGGGTTGTTTGGGACATCCCATGTGATCCTAGTGATAACCCTGTTACAATTGATGGGTTTCCTCGTCTTCCGGGGGAAGGATTGCTTTGCTATATCATCCGTTATTTTGACGATCTTGCTCCAGTACTTCTTGATGCGGTTACAATTTCTGGAGCGCAAACAATTTTAGGTCAAAAGACGTTTACCCTTCCAGTTCTGGGAGATGCGGTAAACAATACGCTTGCTCAAACCATTACAGGAAACAAAACATTTAACTGGATTAAACTCCCTGTAGGCACAACTGGAACCCGTCCAACTGGTGAGACTGGACTTGTTCGATTCAATACTGATCGCAACCAATTTGAAGGTTACAATAACACAACATGGACTGGAATCGGAGATCAACCTGTTGGAGGTGGAACAAATCGAGTTTTCTTTGAAAATGACATTGTAATGACGGACAATTACACCATCACAGCAGGAAAAAACGCCATGTCAGCAGGGCCAATCACAGTTAACCCCGGAGTCATTCTAACAGTTCCATCAGGCAGCACATATACAATCGTATGAGTCTAATCAAAGCAAACGCAGTCCAAGTTGGACAATCACCGACAGCAACGCAGAACTTTACTCTGGCAGTTCCATCGTCACCAGACGGCACGATTAAGCTGGCACGGGGCAATTCTGGAGCAACTACGCAGGATGTTTTGAGTGTAGATGCAAATGGGAATATCAATGGTCTTGTTAAAGCTACTGGCAGCACAACCGCACGTTCGCTGGTTAATCGGTTTGCTGATGTGGTGAATGTATTGGATTTTGGTGCTGATCCTACTGGGGCAGTTGATAGCAGACAAGCAATTGAAGACGCATTAAATACAGGGAAAACAATTATTTTCCCAAAAGGAGAATACACTTGCAGTTCTGGAATTGAAATCACATCAAAAAATGTTCAAATTATAGGAAATGGCTCAAAGTTAAATTTCACTACTGGCTACCTAGCTTTTAAGGGAGTAATAGATTCAACGCAATACACACTTGCATCTGCTCCAAGCTATGGGAGCAATATATTTTTAGTTACTGGAGGCTCGTTTGTTTCTGGGAGTGTAATGCAATTAATTGATACTACAGATTTTAGTTTTTCTCTTCACAGGTCATATTATAGAAAAGGTCAATTGTTTAATGTGAGAAGCGTAATTGGAAACACAATTACGACTGATGAAAATTCAGTTGCATTATGGTCAACTGGTGCAAATATAAGCGTCAAAAAGATTACTCCAGTAGAAATTACTATACGAGATTTGGAAGTTGTATCAACTGGAACACATTCATGCCAACTGGAGTATACAAAAAACTCCTATATTGAAAATTCAAAATTTATTGGAGGTATATTAGATTCACTTTCTATTAGAAATTCAATTGGTTGCACCATTAAATCATGTGAATGTTATTGCACGAATGCAGATACTGGTTATCAATACGGGATTGTAATTGATGATTCTCAAAGTGTATTGATTGATAATTGTGATTGCTATGGGACAAGACATGGAATTTCTTTGGGTGGACATGGTGATACTGGAACAAAATTTGTAACAATCCAAAATTCAAAAATACAAAATAATCAGACAACTAATTTATTTAGTGCAGATGTTCATGGAAATTGTTCTCAAGTAACTTATCAAAATAATCAGATTCATGGCGGGGCAGGAATGGCTGGGGAGTATGTAAATTATATTAATAATAAAATATATCTTTACACATCAACATCTCCAGCAATTTTTCTTAATGAAATTGTAGGTGGAAACTTTATAATTGATAAAAATTTCATAGATATGGGTTCATCAACTTCAAATAAAGTTATTGGAAGCGGGAATCTCAATTTTTTGGGAAAAATAAATTATTCTTATCATACTCAAATAACAAATAATGAAATATTTGTAAACATTAATCAATGGCAGATTGTATTTGTTGGAACTCACAATGATAGACCATTAGTGCAACCAAGTATTACAATGGAGAATAATACTTTTAGAGGAACGTGTTCTTCATTGCTTGGTATTATTGTCCAATCATCTATGGCAACAGGATCACCTTTGACATACACCGCAACAACAGGCCCATTTGTTGTTAAGGATTTATCGTTACACCCATCAATGTTATCTAGTATTTCAGTATTCTATTTAGTATCAGGAACAATAGCTACTGGAGCAAGATTTATTTTCCCAGAAATAAATATTGCTGCATCTGCACAAATATTAAATGGAGCATCAACAGCAACAACTTCAATTACATATCCATTTTCTTTTGGATTGGTTCCTCCAGTTCAAGCAACATTATCAAATGCAAATACATCTCAAAACGGGAAATATGTGTTTGCTGGAGTAGATTCTTCGTTGCCATCTTCATGCACGGGAGTATTTACTACAGGAAATACAGCATCAACACTTACTGCAAATACAACATTCACGGCTAATTTCAAAATCGGCGGTGCATATACAAGACCTTAAACTAAATAATACTATGGCATTAAAACAAACAAAAACGATTAAAGATGTAACGATAAATGATTGTTACATTAAAGCTGTATCAATAAGTGGAAACAAAAAAGAAATTCAAGCAATTGTTTCTTTTTCAGCAAACAACAATGCTGATCCATTTGAATTAAAAACTTTTATTTTTGATTTAGACATCAACGGAGAGAACCCAATTAAACAAGCGTACCTCCACCTTAAAACCTTGCCAGAGTTCGCAGATGCTGTAGATTGCTAATCATTATGAGCGCAAACATTAAAGCATCAGTAGACGGAACACAGGCAATCATCGGGGTAGGTGGTGTAGACCAGATGACTGTGAGCAACGCTGGCGTAGTCACGGCAAATAGCTTTGTAGGCAATGTGACTGGAGGAGGAACATTCTCTGGCAACGCATCGAGTGCTACGGCTCTTGCAACTGGATCGACTACGGCAAGGACATTGGCAAATCGTTTTGCAGATGTGGTGAATGTCAAAGACTTTGGAGCGGTTGGTGATGGGGTTACTGATAATACTCCATTTTACACTGCAATGATTGCTTCAGTTCCCGCTGGTTCTACTATTTATTTTCCAAAAGGAACTTATGTTGGAGATTTTGTTAGCAATAAATCGTTAATTTTACGCGGGAATAGTTCTACTTTGATTGGTGCTGGAAACTTTTCTGTAATTGAGTTTCAAGGAACACTTGGATCGTATCAAAATTTAAGTTCTGCACCATCGTATGGAGATATTAGTTTACAAGGTGTATCTGGATTGGTTGGTGATACTATGGTGCAGTTATATTCTGGAAATACAAGGCCGTCTGATAATGCTCCTGTTAATTATGAAGTTATAGATATTAAATCAAATGGAGATGTATATGATAAAGTGTATAGTGATCAAAATGGAGGAACCCCAAAATATGCAAAAATTACTCCAATTGATGGTGTAGAAATCTATGATTTTGATTTTTCAGTTGGCAACAATTCTACAAGCGGAATTTTTGTGCGTTATGCTAAAAATGTTCGTATTAGCAATATTGGTATGGTTGGTGGTTCTGCAACAACTGTTGATGTTCGTTCAACAATTAACGCAACTATTGATCATGTTCGAAGAATTAAACCATCAGCAACTGGAAGCGGACAAGGATATAATGTAGCATTAAATATAACAAAATATGTTAAAGTTGATCGTGTGTACGGAGAAGAAACACGCCACGACTTTGATCAAGATAGTTCTTATGTTACTGATGTTAGTGGAGTTATTTCTATTAATTGTAATTCATCTTCAATTGTAATTGCTCACAACGGATTTGGAGGATTTATTTCAGTTCGTGATTGCACAATAGTAACAAATGAATATGCAATCGTTACATCAGCGCAAGGAAGTTCAAGTCCTAATACATTAAAGTTTCGTCATGCAGTAATTAATAATATAAATATTTCCAACAATGTAGATATGACTACATCTAATTTTTATGTTGGGATTTATTTTCAATATCCAACAGAAAATATATCAATTTCAGATATTACAGTTAAAAACTGCAATAACGCAAATTCTTTTAATTATGCAACTGGTGTTTATAATAATGCTTATTTTTTGATTAGAGCATATAGACCAGATGATGTGTTTGATATTCAAAATATAGTTGCTGATTCCGCAACAGCAATGGTGTGGGTAGATAACATCAGTTCAGAATCCGTTCTTACAAGCGGAATCACAGTAAAAAACTTAAAAGTAGATTATTTCCGTGACGTTGTTGTTATAGAAAAAGTTCTTGCAAACGAAAGAGGAGACGTTGCTATTGAAGATGTTAAATTTTACGAGTCATCTACCATATATGGTAGAGCAATCGTAACTGTATTAGCAACAAGCAATGCTTTGAGAAAGTTAATGGTTCGTGGATTATACGACATACCAACTTATGCCAAAACAATTTATTTGGAGGCTTCAGCAGATTGCCCAACTTACAGTTACATCGACACAGCAGGATTTACTCGTAGACTATCATCTCTCAATGGTGTAGTTGCTGGTGGGACAATCACTCAAAACGATTATTTGCTTCGCGGAGACTTTGCTATTTGGGGTAGTACATCTAAAACATTAAGTATCACGGAACCTATTGAACGCCCAGTAACAACAGGAAATATCTTTGCAATTTTTAATTATAGCCCAACTCAATCCTTAACTATCCCTGCTAATAGCAATACAGTTAATAATACAAGTCCTATTGTAATATTACCGGGAGAATTGCACTATTTTATGGCAAATGGAAATAAATGGTTTCAGTATCGTATTCAAACTGGTAATAGTTTATAATAAAGTTCTATCAAACACACTATGAGCGCAAACATTAAAACCTTGCCAGAATTCACAAATGCGGTAGATTGCTAATAATATGCCATACGCTAAAGAAAAATATGAACTTCCATCTGGATTTACTGATCTGGGTGAGGAGGTAAAACCAATGTCAATGCCAGAAATGGCAATGCCTAAAAGCGATTACCATTACCCATCCCTCTATTTTGAGAACGCAGAGGGGCTTAAAAACCTTCCTAAAGAGGGTACTGCTACCATTGTATTCAAAAAGACTATGGAGAAGGATGAGACTACAATGCGTGATGGTAAAGAAACCAAACGTCATTGCGTTGAACTTTGTATCTGCGGAATCAAGGCAGACAAGTCTTCACCAGAAATGGACATGGAAGATGAGATGGACGATGAAGAGGCAATTGATTCGGGTCTAGAAGAGGCAGAATCTGAAAAGAAACCAACAACTAAAATCGAGATTGAAATCGGTGGTGAGGAAGAGGAAGATTAATTTATGGCTAAACAACCAACTGAGGCAGTAATGCCCGAACCAGCAATGGGAATGGATCTTCCCGAAGATATGAGCGGAATCCCTTCTCCAATGGCAGAAGAGGGTGCTGTAACTATTTCTGTAGCCAAATCTAAGTTCGACGAATTGCACAGCATTGCCATGCAACTTGCAGGAGTGATTGATGCTCTTGCCGCTGACGTTGAAGGTCAAAAAGCCGCAACTGAATCACTAGAAGGCAAAGCACCTGACGCTGAAAATGCAGCAATGGCAAGCGAAGAAGATTTTCTGAATTCTATTGCATCCGAAGGTTCCATGCGCTAATATCACGTCATGTTTGTCGATCAAATCTTTGAGGAATGTGCGGAGATTTTAGGAACTACTGACGAGAAAAGAGTTTACCGCAAAATCACGCAAGCAGTCCAGACGCTTATGGAGTCTGGGCATTGGATGCAATCCACTGCGGACGTTGATGTTTGCACTGGTTGGGATGGTTGTACTATCGCTCTTCCCCGTGGAATAGACGTTCCCCTTGCGGTCAATGTAGATGGTTCCCCAGTCTACTTCCGCAATCGTCTATTCCAATACCATGTTAATAAGGGTGGCAAATTCAACACTGTAGACTGGGCATGGGATGATCGAGGCTATGTAGCGACATTGATGCAAATTGTTCAGCCTTCTCAGTTGGTTGCTATTGCTGAAAGCGAGAATGACGTAGGCAAGATCATTCGCGTGACTGGCACGGACTCTAACAATCGAGATCTGCGTAGCCAACTCAAGGATGGAACTGGAGTTGATGGATTACTTATTCCAATCCATTCGCTGGCTGACTTTGCTTACGGAACAATCGCTCCAGACGATGCCACTATCCGCACCCGTGAGGTTGCTGTAACCCCGATTGGCAAGTTTGTGTCCGCAACCCCTCACACGCTCGACTCTGGTCAAGGAATGGCGATTACGGCGATTTCTGGCACTATCCCAGTTCCACTTTCCAATGGTCAGGTCTATTACATTGGTGTTCTGGATGCGCTAACCATTCAAATTTTCAACGATTCCCTCAACGCACAAGCAGGTAATTATCCACTTTCCCTCCAAAGTATAGTAGGAGCAGGGCCATTGAAATTCCTAGACTCTAGGACTTCATTCGTTGTCACTGCTCTTCAATTCGCATCTGCTCCTACTATCGAAATAACAACAGCAAACCCGCTTACATTTCCATCTGGGCAAACTTTGCCTATTGGAATTCGTTCTGGGGTTACATATTTTGGAAATCTGCTAGACGCAACGCACCTTCAGATTTTTAGTTCTATTTCTGACGCACAAGCAAATGTTAACGAGGTTCACACGACTGGATCCACAAACCCAATCAACGTCGATATCCGAAAGGAAATCGTGCCAGAGACAAAGTTGACATTTAGTATAGATCACTTGCTCACACAGGGTGATCAGGTGCAAGTTTTCACGTCTGGTGGAACGCTTCCACAACCCTTGCTTGCAAATCAAAATTACTTTGTAAACATCGTAGATACAAAAGCGGTTTCGATCCATACGACACAAGCGGACGCGCTTGCATCTTCTCCTACGAATTTTGTAAATCCAATTAAGATCACATCCGCTGGGGTTGGCACGATTTCTCTCATTAAGTTAATTCCAGCATCTGCTGTGGCAGGAGAGGCTAGTCAGATTACCGCACCGGGCCTTTCCATTGCATCACCATCTGGAGCGGGAGCAAACTTCACCCCAATCGTTGTTGGTAGTGTTACCTCCGTTAACTTGTCCGATCAAGGATCTGGGTACACTGCCGATCCTACAGTGACATTTTCTGCTCCTCCAGCACCACCATCTGGAAGCACAATTTCGGTTAGAACTGCGACTGGATATGCTATTCGCAATTCTATCACCTACCAGTTGTCATCGATTGTGATTGATGACCCCGGATTTGGATACACAACCGCACCTTCTGTAACAATTACACCTCCACCTGATTATGTTCCAATTGAAGTGACAAAAATGGTGACAAATGGGATTACAGTAACAGCAACAACTATTAGCAATCATGGATTTAGAACAGGAGATTCAGTCACAATATCTGGAGCAACTCCTGTTGGATATACTGGAGATTTTGTTGTAACTGTATTAAGTTCTACATCATTTACTTTTGAGCTTGTTACTGAAATTGGACAAACAGTTTCAGTCACTGCTTTAACCAGACTATCAACAACCGCAACTGGAACAACATCTGCTCCACACGGATTTGCTCCTACTCAAGTTATTGCAATTAGCGGGGCAACTCCAGATGGATACAATGGCAATAAAACGCTATTAACTGCAGCTGGATCAACATTCACATACACTGTTTCATCTAGCCTAACAACACCTGCAACTGGAACGATTGAAGCGTTCTCTTCTCCAGCAACAGAATCTTCACCTCCAACCCCAATTAAAGTTCGATTAAAGGCTGGAACTTTAGCAACCGCAAATGCCACTATTCAAACATCGTTTGTTGTTGGATTCACTCAAATTTCTGGTGGTTCTGGATATGTAAATGCTCCGCAGGTTGAAATAACTGGTGGTGGTGGTTCTGGAGCGACTGCAACAGCAAATATAAATACCACAAATCTTTCAATAAATAGCATTTCAAAATCTACTCCAACATCAACGATTGCAAATGCAACAACATCATCACCACATGGGTTTAGGTCTGGTCAAAGTGTTAAAATTTCAGGAGCATTTGAAAGTGATTATAACGGAGATAAAATAATTCAAGTCCCAAAAATCACAACAAACGTAACAAGCATAACAAAGGCATCACCAACAGCAACTATTGCCGTAATTTTAACATCATCTTCACATAATTATATTACTGGAGATAGAGTAACGCTATCAGGATGTACTGGAACATCTGCGGTTTATAATAATACATGGAGTGTTTCTGTAACTGGTTCAAATACATTTGAAATAACAGTTCCAGCAACTGCACCTACACCAGCACTTCCACCTTCAGGAATTTTATCTTTGATTGATGATAAAACAGCAACAACATTTACATTTTCTGTTTTATCAACAACACCAACTCCAGCAACTGGGGCAATAAGTGTATTTTCTGGAGAAGTTACTAGTTTAAGTGTTGTAACAAGTGGTTCTGGATATACATCTATTCCAAATGTTATAATTACACCATCCACTGGTGTATTTGTTCAGTTCTCTTCGACTGGCACCCTTCCATCCCCATTGCTTTCTGGAACATCTTATAGGGCAGAAGCACCATTAAATGCATCTACAGGCACATTTACTGTCAAGAACGCTGATTTCAGCAAGATCAACATCACATCTTCTCCAACTGGAACATTCTATGTTGTGTTATCTCGCGTGTTTGGAGTTTCATTTACTAACAAGTGGCTAGGTGATTTTACTAATTTAACAACACCATCAACGATTTATTGGGGAACGGACTATTTGTTGCCAACAACAAGTCCCGCGATTGATAATGGTTCAACACCCGCATATTTAAATGTGCTTTCAACTTCTCTTGCTACAGCATATACATCAGACACGTCTGCAACAGGAGGATTAACTTCAAATACAATTACTTTAAGTTCACTTTCAAGTGGAGGAACTACAACAGCAACAGCAAACACATTAACCCCTCACTATTTACAAGTTGGTCAAAAAGTAACTATTTTAGGTGCATCTATTGGTGGTTTTAATGGAACATTTACTGTATTAACATCATCAACAAATTCATTTACATATACTGTTTTAGCTGGATTAGGAACACCAAGTGGAACAATTACCGCAACAACGGGGTTGATTAGTGTTGTGTCATTCGGAACTGGTCAATCGTACTACGCAAAGCGGTTCTCTGTCTCTCCACTTCCATACAACAACCTGATTCAACCCTCGTCTGTGCAATTCTTGCAAGAAAATGAAACTGTTAAATTTTCTACAAGCGGGGTTTTACCATCTCCATTGGTTGCTGGAACGGACTACCAAGTTAGGGTGATTGGGGATAGTGTTAACGTATATTCTGGAGGGGTGCTAGTTCCGATTACGACCCCCGGCACTGGTCAGTTGTCGCTCGATATCCAACGCACCTTTACGGCATCACCATCCACAAGCATTGTTGCTGACGCTTCGTTGTATACTACGGGTCAATCCGTGACTGTACGAGCCAATTCTGGTGATGTACTTCCGAATGGATTGGTTGCAGGAACAACATACTTCATTCGTCGAGTTGATAACAATGAATTTGAGCTTTATACCACAAAAGCACAATCTCAAAACCTAACTAGCATTGTTGGACGAAAAGAGTTTTCAACTAGCGGTCTTTCTACAGAGAGCAAATTCTTCGTAGATGCCATTGAGGATCCAGTCCTAGTTAAGAGTGTTGCTAACATTCAAAAACCCCTTACAGATGGATTTGTATCCTTGTACGCTATGGACTACGGACGCAGCAACGATTTGACCCTAATTGGTCAATATCACCCCACAGAGGTCAATCCGCAGTATCGCAGGATCCGCATTGGCAAACCATGTGCATGGGCAAGAATTGCCTATAGGATAAAACCTCCAGTCATTACTAGCAAGTACGACTTCATCCCAATTGAGCATACACGCGCAATTATAACTGCTGTTCACGCTTGCGACTTGGAAGATAAAGATTTTGCTGAACAATCACTACGTTACTGGGGGTTTGCCTTGGCATACTTGAAAAACCAGCAAGAACACCAAGATGGTCACGCATTCGTTCCACCACAAATTAATGATTTGACGTATGGCGATGGAACTGATCCAGTTATGTTCTAGTAATGAAAAGTGAAAACATTACAGCAGGAAGACTAAAAAAAGTCTCAACTGGGTGGGTGCAAGGGGTTAATTCCGTTCGCAACCCATGGTCATTGCCAGAAAACCAATGCAAGTGGGGTGTAAATGTTAATGTCCGTGGTGGCATCGTTCAAACGAGGCCGGGGCATAAAATGCAACTTTCCCTTCCCTCTGGCAACTTCCAAGGTGGTGTTCTCTTTTCTTCTAATAAACAAAAGGAATCGGCACTTACAATTGAACGGGATGGCGTAGTATCGACTACTCCAGCTAAAATCTTCGACGTAAATGGAAATGGTGTCGTTGCAAGCGAGTTGTCCTACATGGTGTTTGCCGTGAATGGCAACGTCTACTACTCTCCATTCCCACTGGTTCAGCCAAGCAACTGGGAGGATTATCGGCTTAAAAACATATCGATGTCACCAGACGTTGATCAATTTGTGTTTGCGCTTGCTACACGCTCCGCAAACCTCTCAACTGGAACGGACGAGTTTGCTACTCCTGCACATCGGATTGTGATGATCCAAGATGGGATCTCTTATCCTTCGTACTGGGACGGGTCTGATAAGGTAGGTGTTCAACTCTCAACAATTCCTGTGGGTTATTGGATGGCATATAGCGGAAACAGAATGTGGATCGCTGATAAGAACATTGTACTAGCCTCCGATCTAGGTGATCCAACATCGTTTAAAGAACGTACAACTGGAACTTCCCGTGGAGATTTTAGCTTTTCTCGTCCGATTACTGGAATGACAAGCTATGTGGGTCAGGACACTTCGACAAGATTGATTGTATTTACTGATCGATCCACTTTCCAGTTGAAGTCAGGAGTCCTTGATCGTGAGCAATGGGTAACAACTGAAAACTTCCAATCTACATTGTATCCAACTGTTGGTTGCATTGCTGGAAAATCAATTGCCTTCCAAGCAGGTCAAATGTGGTGGTACGCTCAAGGTGGCTTGATGACAGGTGATATTGCAGCAACCTCCTACTTGTCCTCTCAGGTCTTGTTCAAAGACGTTGAAATGGCAAGAGCAAAAAGACTCATGGCAGCGGATCCAACAAGGATTTGCGCCACGGGATTTGAAAACTACTTGCTGTATTCAATTCCTTACTTGCAAACCCTGAATTCAGACACAATGGTGTTGGATTATGCCACTGCCTCAGAATGGAGCAGTGGAGAAAACAGATTCCCTGCATGGGCAGGGGTATGGACAGGAACACGTCCAGTAGAATGGACTACAGGTGTCATTGACGGGCAATCTCGGTGCTTCCATTTTAGTGTCGATTACGCTGCAACGAACGATGGATCTTTTAATCACCTTTGGGAGTCATTCCAACCAGAACGAATCG